ATGAACAACGACAACAAACTCATCATTTTAAATTGTATCAAGAATAATATCAATCCTAGAGATTATAATCTTAAAGATAATGAAACAAGAAAAGTTATTAAGCTGCTTTTAGAATGTGGATTCATCATTAAGAATAGTGATGATAAATCTGTGCTATTTCAAAATGGATCATTAAAAAAATTTAAATTAACTGAAGCTGGTGAAGAATATCTGAATGAGAAAAGGGGATAAAGATATGTTCTATAGCAATCTTAAAGTTGATAGAAGATTAAAATCAATTCTATCACTCATAGCAACACAGTAATATCACATTTCAGAACAACTTTTGTTCAGATGACTCATTCTTCACATTTATAATTAGCGTTCGTTCTGTACAGTCTATTGCGTAAATACAGATTAATAATCAGATGTAATCAGATGATCTATATGATTTTTTGTTTTAAAAATTTAGAAAACGCAGATTTGCGTTCTCTAGTAATATCAAGCACAAATTTTAATATCCTCAAATGTGAGTGCATTAATTTTTGAGAATGAATATAAGGACTCAAAAGTTGGCGAACAGTTGCCAAAGATGTAGCTGACATTTTAGGATACAAAGATTCCAACAGAGCTATTAACCAATTAATTGATAATGAAGACCGTAAACCGTTGAGCTTCAAGGCTTCGGGCGATACATACGTAAGCTCTAACTTAAAGCACATTTGAAGAGCCACTATTTTTAGCGAAGGATGTGGCTCGTATGGGTGTTAATGCAGTCTCGCAAACTGATAGCTATTTCACTCACAATTAATATGAGGGATCTTTTTTTAATAATAATATTTTAAAAATGATTTGAATATTATCACTTGTTTCGACAATCTAATTAGAAGCGTTAAAATGTAGTAAGTGTGGAGAAGTTAAATTAGCTGTGGATGATAGATATTTTAGAAAGAATTCCAGTAGTAAAGATGGATTGCGTTCCATTTGTAAAGCATGCCAATCGGAAAAATAAGTGTATTTTGGTCGAGTATTCAATAATTCCTTTGGTTAAACCGTAATCTATATAGAACAACTTAATGTAGAAAATGTGAAAATAGTTAAATCCGCACTTTTGTTGGTATTTCAAAGGTTAAAAATGCAATTCTATATGAGACACCTTGTATGTCGAAATAAATAAAATGTGCAATCTATTGGTATTTTAAGACCCCCAAAAACTAACAAGAGGTTGAAATTTGATTTTGCTATTTTTAATAAAAATAAAGAATTAATTTTATTGATTGAATATGATGGAATACAACACTTTCAAGAAGTTGGTTTTTTTGGTGGGCAAGATGAATTAAAAATAAGACAGTATAGAGATGAAATTAAAAATAATTATTGTTTAAACAACCAAATTCCTTTAGTAAGAATTCCTTATTATGAAGAAGATAACATAGAAAGTATATTAAAAAACAATGATATTTTAAAAACTCTTTGATTTTTAAGTCCTTCATCCGTAATCTATTTAGAAGGATATAAAATATCGCTTTTACATCAAAAAAAGGACTACTCACATTCATATAGTATATGAGTAGGTTATTTCTTTCCTTCATTTTTATAATTTGTTTTTCGATTTCATATTTACAAAACCTCCTTATATTTTATTTTTCATTTGAAGCACTGTTATATGTGCTTCTTTTTTTTGAATTATAAAAGTGTAAAGGAGTACTTACATATCAAGCATAACAAAAGATATATAAATTTCAGAAAGGAGATTCAGAATGATTAAATTAGATTACAATGCAGCAGTTAGAAAGCAGATGAATCAATTTATTAAAGACAACTTTAGTCCATCACTGAAAGTTATTGCAAAGGAGATATCAATTAACTATACAATGTTTGCTGATTGGTATCGAGGTGATCGTAATGTTGGAGATGCTACATTAAAGAAAATTGAAAAGTTTTTAAGAAATCACACAAAATAAAACAGGAGTTGTTCTAAATGAAAAGTAAAAAATATGAAATGACAAATAAAGCATTAGAATCATTTGAGAGAATGAAGCAAGAAATGAATAAAGTAGAAAGTATTTCAAACGAGATGTTAGTTCAACTAGAAGAAATGAGAAGTAGTTTTAAAAGTTCACAAAACTGTCACAAATATGACGTTTATTTAGAGTCAACAAATACATACTAGCAAATTATAAGAATATCGGCACAAGCAAAGCAAAGAACGCTTTGTTGCACCTCTTATTGATTCACAAGTGAGCAAAGGACGCTCATTGTTCATCAAGAAAACAAATAAAAATTTTTCATTGAAACTGACAGCTTGCTGGAAGTTGAAATGCAGAGTTAGTTTGTGAGCGGTCTTTGCGAACAAATCTAACGATATAAGGAAAAAATGATTCCCACCCCTAGTTTACCTAATAATATCTATATTTAAAAAGGTTTTATTAGGTAGAAGGGGGGTGGGAATTAAAACATTAAAATATAAGGAAGATATGCAATAGGGTACGAAGTTGGTTTTATAGTTATATATATATTATTAATAAAGCCAACTTTGTACCCTATTAAAAACATTAAAATATAAGGAGTTTTTATATGACAATTGTAATTATTAAAATCAAACGTAGAGAAGTACTAGTAGATATAGAAAAGGTAAAAGAGTTAGAAGGTCAAAAGGATGTCACTTTTAATGAAATTTGTAGAGTGTTCGATAATCATACATATGAAACGAAAGTAGTATTAAATAAAAAAGTTAATACAAACATCAGAGCTTCTATTTGGACAACTTATTATCAATTTTTTGAGAGTGTTGAAGAGTATAAGAATCCAAAGAATAAAAAGCAGTTATTATATAAAATAGGTAAGTTACATAATCCAGATGGGCAACCGTTGGTTAGAATTGAAAACAAAAATGGACAACCACTCAGCGATTTTACAGCTCACTTAGAAGCATTAGTGTTATTGAGTCTAGAATACAACTTGTTACCCGCTGAAGAAAAAACAATCAACAAATGGGTTGAGCATTTTGGATTAGTTAACGAGAATCAAATTAAGAATTATAATACATTAAAGTACAATGGTAACGAATATACAATTCTTAAAGCTGTAAGAAAAAATGTGGATACAATGATTGAAGTGATTGATTTTGATGGTGAATTAATTAAAAGACAATTATCAGACGATGAAATTTTAGCTAAGGTTAGTGAGATGTTTTACTCAATTGATACAGTAGCAGCAAGATTATCTGGTGTTTTAGATCGTTTAGATAAACATAAGTTGATAGAACATCATAAAGGTTACACATACGCTGTGATTAAAGCTAAGACTGAAAAAAAGAAAAAGTTAACTAAGGAAGAGCAAGAATTAGAACAATACTATAAAGAAGAAAAAGAAAAATGGTTAGCTGATTTGAGTTCTGATGAAAGATATGAAATTGAACAACAAGAGTTGAAGAAAAATAAGAATCAAATATTTAAATTAGATTCAACTGAAAAATCAAACTTAACAGCTTTGAAATTGGACGTTAAAAAAGAAATTGAATTAATGAAAGAACACGAACAAAAAGTTAATAGATTCACAAGTGTTCAATTAACATCCAATAAATTAAAAGTAGAAGGGTTAGTAAATGAAAAAGGTGAAACGAATTATTATGATTATACTTTCGAGACAAGTACTATTAATAGATTCTTCACTAATAAAGAGTTAAACAGATATTTAGACAAGCATAAAGATGTTAAACAAGTTTATGAGCAAGGAGTAGAAGAAGTAGTCAACAAGTATAATGATTTGAGGTTAGAACATCTAGTCAAGTGGTTTGAAAAGAAGTGTTTAAATAATTTGAGTAATATTGAAGAGTTAAAATTTAATGAATCAACAGCATTTGGAAGTCAAGAAGCGATTGAATTATTGAAATTAAATCATGAATTCAACAAGATGAAGATCATAAAATTGCAAGAAGAATACTTAGAATTCGGTAAAAGATTAGCAGAAGTAATGTTGCTTGATAAGTATCGAGTTAGCGTTAATATAAATAAAATAGCTACAAATTAATCTATACATACTGAGCAGATTATAAAACGTCTGCTTATAATTTTTTGAGTATAACTTATAAAGAACATCATACTTACGCCATTATTATTTAATACTATTATAACATTAGACACATGATTTATCAATTATTAAGTACAAATATAAAAATAAATTTAAGGACGGTAATTAATTATGAAAAACAATACAGAAATCAAATCACAAGCACAGAAAGAATTAGAAATGTTAGTAAGCAGAAATGAAGCAACTATCTATCATCGAGCAAAGATGACTGATATTTATATCACAATGTATGGAGCTGTATATAGTCATCATCGAGGTACAGGAAGAGTAAAGAAACGAGCATTAACGCTGCATAAAAAGTCAGGATATTACAGAATTACGATTGATAACAAGCCGATTGAAATTCACCGCATGGTTGCTGAGAAGTTCGTACTTAATACAAATCCTGAAAAATTTAATGTGGTCGATCATATTAGTGCTAACTATGCTGAAACATCTGAAGAAGCTTTTGAATGTAGAAAAAATAATGATTACAGAAATTTACGCTGGACAGACGCCACAGGGAACATGAAATTTGCACATGAGAATGGACTGACAGATAAGCTTGTGAACATTAATAGATTATTAACAATTGAGCAAGCATTAGAAGTTAGAGCTAAATATGCGACAGGAGATTATACTCAAGCAGAGTTAGCAAAAGAATATGGTGTACGCAGTAATGTGATGAGTAATCTTTTGAATAACAAAACATACCAAAATATAGGTTGATTTAATAATACTAAATTAAATACTTAAAAATAAAAAATAAAATATAAGGACGGAATAACATTGAATACAAATCATAAAAATATTGAAGAATTAGTTGAATATCATTTTGAAATAGTGAAGAAACCTTTCAAAGCTGGCAAGACAGGGGAAGAATCAGTAGCTGGTGTACTGGAGCTGAAAGGTGAAAAATTATTAAAAGAAGATAGAAATAGCAAAGATAGAAGAGCAAGTTTAGCTAAGTTTTATTTAAAGTTAAAAAAGAAGTATGCTTTTAAGATGGACTATCCAGAAGACTTCATTCAAGTATTTAGTATGCTGTTTGTTGAAGCATGTTATCAACTTGATAAGCTAGAAGCATTAGATGAGCTATTAGCTGATGATATATTGTATAACACGAGAATGAAGTATATTAGAGATCACATTGAACGTTATGTGATTGTTGAAGTCAATCCTCATGCTAAGAGAGTTATGATTGGTACTGATGATAATAATAAAGCAATAGTTAAAACGATTGAAATAGAGTACGCTAGTGTTAATAGTTTAGTACAGAATGAAGAAGGTCATAAGAGTGAGCTAGTTGATAGTTTGAACGAAGAGAATCAATTATTTAAAAGTGGAAGACAAGCTACATACAATCATTTTCTTCAGTACTTTTTAGAGAATAAAGAAGATGTACTGACTCAGAAACAATTAGATAAGTATGATAGCTTGAAGAATATTTACACACCACTTTACGATAATAGTAATCAAAGTAGAGCAGAAAAAGCTGAAATGTATGAGCAAGCTGATATTAGTAAATCTGACTTCAATAAATTCAAGAATAATGTAAAAAGACGTGTCACTAAAAAGTATGAAGAAGAATTTGGTACTAATAACAAATGTGGATTTAATACAAAGAATAGAGAGACTACGAGAAGTATATTTGAAGAGTATATTCGATTAGCAGATGATACAGAATGGACTTCAGCAAATGAAAGACAGGTTGCTATGAGTCGATATGTTACTCAATATTATGATAGCAGAGAAGAGTTTGAAGTCGTTATTACTGCTAATCTTAGCTTAGATGAGAAAAAGGAAGTAGTAAGAGCTGTAAAAGGTAAAGACTTATTGAGTCATCGTGTTATCAGACTGATTAAAAGTAATATAGTTGAACATTTAGAAGCATTTAAGGATATGGAGATTACACCAGCTAAACAAATTTGGGAAGGTTATACTGAATCAACATATGCTGGACTGAAAGATAGTAATGCTAAAGCGTTCAATCTGAATACGCATGGAGAACTGATTGCAAAAGAATCGGAAGATAAGAAGTTAATGAGAGAACAGAAAGCTAAATATATGGAAGACAGCAAAGGCAGTGAGTGTAAAACTTACTGTCTTCTTTGTTATCAAGAAAAAGGTGAGCTGAATCTGAAGGTTGATAAAGTATGTACAGTATGTAATAGGAGCGTTAAAAATGGCATTATACAAGAAATGTAGTAAAGCTGGATGTAGAGAGTATATAGAGAAGCATTTAGATTATTGTAGTAATCATCAAAATGATAAGACAAGTGACATATATAATCGTGACAGATATAAATATAACAAGGAATATGTAAATTTTTATTCAAGTAGTCAATGGAGAAAGTTAAGGAAACGAGCATTGATTAGAGATGATTATTGTTGCGTTAGTTGTAAACGACAAGGGATTATTCAAGTTGGTGAGGTAGCCGATCATATTCTTCCGACCGAATTTTTCTGGGATAAAAGGTTGGACATTAATAATATCCAGATTCTTTGTAAAGCTTGTCATAATGTTAAGACACGAGAAGATGAGAAAAAATATAAAAAGAAATAACCTACTAATTTATTTGAAGTAGGTGAACAAGTTGCAAGAATTAAATAAAGAACAGATACAACGCATTAAACATTTGATAGAAGAGCTACATAGTGATGAAGCTATATCAGATGAAGAGTATGATGAACTGTTTGAATATTACAAGAAAGAAATGCTGAATGGATATTTGGATCAGTATTAATAAGGAGAATGATTAGATGAAATATAATATTGAAGAGTTGAGTAAAGAATATGATAAAGCAGTTGCTAATGATTATGTGATTGATACAAGTGAAGGATTACTATTAAGAGTAGTGTTAGATGATAGAGTATATTTAGTAGATAGAGTTTAAGGATAGAGTGAGCAAGATGAAAACTTATGCTGATTATTTAGCAAAATAAAAAAGAGCTAATTGTTAGCTCTCGATAATTTTAGTAATTGGTTTTGGTAAACTGTGATTATCTATAGGTTCATCTAATATTTCATCAACACTAAATGTGTAATTAAATTCTTTTATCTTTGATGAAGTAACTTTGAAATGTAATGTAACTTTATCTTCAAGAACGTTAAATAGTGGATTTTTAAATAACGGATCAATAGGAACAGCGACTGATAAGGTGTTTTTAGAGTTTGCCTTGACTATAAAAACTTTTTCAAATTTGTTATCTTTATACAAGGTTGTATATGGTTTTGTATAAATTTCATTATATGAATAAGCATAATCATCATAAAAAGCTGATCTTGAAACTTGAGAAAGTGTTTTATCATTTATTTTTAAATCAATATCTGAAAGTGTTAAGTCAGTGCTAGAAGTATTATGAATATCAAACTCTGAAATGAAAAATATTCCATATGTAGATGAAAGATCTGGTAGAGTATTTTTTATTCCGAAAACTTCTTTTGTTAAATATGGTTTATTTTTAATTATAACTATTAATTTCTTTTGCTCGTTTTTTAATTTTAAAAGATATTTAATGAGTCCGACTATACCTGTAACTATTAGTGGAATTATTATTCCTAATAAAGAGAGCCAATCAGATATAGTGAAGTTAGAAAAGAACATTTAATCATCTGCTTTCTCTTTTGATTTTGAGTTAACTAAATTCAAAAAACGAGTAATTAATTGTAAGTACATGAAACTTCCAAACATTAACCACATTAATATAATAAAGAGTTTTTTGAAATTGATATCTAAACCTAAATTAAAGAATGAATATATTATAGATGCAAGTATAATCAGAACATTTATAAGTTTAATATCATTTTGTTCTTTAAGGATAATTTCATTAGATAATCTAAATCTAAACGAAAGAAAAGAATATAAATTATCAGCAGCATAAGTAACTATTAGTGGAATAGCAAAGATTGCAAAAGAGTTAATAGCTTTAACTTCAAACGAAATCGTAAGTACTATATAGCTAAGAGCTTGTACAAAAGCAGTGATAAGGAATGGAATGGTAAAGCCATTTAAATGTTTAATATTCATGTATGCTCCAAATAATGTTATTAATTAATTATATAACAAATAACACTATAAATGTATATATCAATTAGAGAAGCGAACAAACGTTTCTCTTTTTTATTATGAGAAAATTAAAATTAAAAATTTATTTGTAAATAATTGTAAAAATAAATAATAATTTGTTTCACATGAAACCCCCCGATGAGTTTTAGCCTTAATATATTTTGAATGGATTTGACGATGCCCCGTCTTCTTTTTCAAATGTCCCTATATAAAACGAAATTTCAATTATTGCCAACAATTACCATATTATTCCCAAAATATTATAAAACGAAAGGAGTCCTATTTACATGACAGCAGGACGTAAAGCACAACCACTATCAAATACTTCAAAGAACTGGACTAAAGCAGAAATAGAAGCGAAAGAAGCGGCAGAGAAAAAGTTAGATTCATTTGAATCACTATCTGCTACACCTCCTTCTTCACTCACAAAAGAAGGCAAAAAAGAATATAAAAGAGTCTATAAATTACTCGAAACATTACCACTATCAAATTTGGATCAACAGGTATTTGTACAATATTGTGACTTGGTAGCGACATCACAGCAACTTAAATATGAGATTAATCTATTGCAGACAGAAGTAACTGAATCACTTGAATCTAAGAATTTGAATATTGCATTAGATAAACAGTTAACCACCAAACGGAATCAGCTATCAAACTATTATAAAGAGATTAAATCACATGCTTCACTCATAGGCTTAACAATGGAATCAAGAATGAGACTTGTACCTGATAAAGCAGTTGATGACGAAGATGAATTCTTGAAAGCATTTGGAAGTGATGATGTTTGATTAAATATGATATAGATGAATTGATTAAAACTGATAAAGCTACATTATATGCTTATAAAGTCGTTAGCGGTGAGATACTAGCTAGTAAGAAGAATATAGCTAGCTGTAAGCGACACTTAAATGATTTAGAGAATGGTATTGAAGGCTATGAGTATAGACAAGACTTAGCAGATAAAGTAGCACGTTATTTAGGTACACTACCAGATATTAAAAGTGGTGTACCTTTACCTTTGCTACTATTTCAATATTTTGTGTATGGGTCACTATATGGCTGGGTACACGAAGGTACAAACATGAGAAGATTCACTAAAGCATATATAAGCACAGCAAGGAAACAATCGAAAAGTATGACTTCAGCAGGCATAGCACAATATGAAATGTTATTTGGTACATCACCTGAGCGACAGCGTGAAATATACATAAGTAGTAATGCTTATAAGCAATCGAGAATTATATTTGAAATGGCTACCAGTCAGATTAATCTATTGAAGAAATCAAGTAAGTATCTAGCTAAGAATATTAAGACGTTAGATAAAGAAATTAAATATCTCAAGGATGAATCAATCATCAAAGCTCTCACAAATTCGCCAGACAGTGCAGATGGTACTAATCCATCTTGTATTATTCTTGATGAGTTTGGTGAAATGAAAGATACAGTTATGTATGAACGATTGAAAACAGGTATGAGTCAACAGTCTAATCCATTGACATTGATTGTTTCCACTGCTGGATCAAACCTCAATAATCCTATGTATGCAGAAGAATATCAATATATCACTAAGCTATTAAACGGTGAAATACAAGATGATAACTATTTTGTATATTGTGCTGAATTAGATAATGAACGTGAGATGGAAGATGAGAGTAAATGGATTAAAGCTATGCCATTACTTGAATCTGAATCAAAGCGTGATATTATTCTTAGGAATATCAAGACAGATATTAAAGAGCAACGTGAAAAAGGTAAGATGACTGCTATCAAGATTAAAAACTTTAATCTATGGCAGAACAATTCTGATTTAGATGATGCATTTGTAAGTATTAAGAAGTGGGAACAGAATGTAATAAACAAGCCTGATATTACAGGAACAGATACATGGATTGGTGTAGATTTGAGTAGATTACATGATATATCAGCAGTAAGTATGGCTCATGCTATTGATAATAATAAGGTTTGGGTAGATACTCATGGATTCTTTGGGTATGAAGGATCAATAGAGTTGAAAAGTACTAGAGATAAGATTGATTATAATAAACTGATTGATTTAGGTTATGGTACATTAACTAACTCAGATTCAGGTGTAATTGACTATCAACAGATTACAGACTTCATTATCAAATATGCTACTGATAATCAGTTAAATATTAAAGGTGTCTTCTATGATAGAAACTTAGCTAATGAATGGATTACAGATATGAATAAACGTTGTCCTCATTTTAAGTTAATTGAAGTAGCACAGAGTATGATGGGACTGTCTGAAACGATTAAACAGTTTAGATATGATGTATTACAATCTAAAGTCGTTCATAGCAATAATGAGCTACTTAATATAGCTGTAAGAAACGCTGTAATCAAGACAGTGAATGATAATATATTAATAAATAAGACTAAGGCACGTAATAAGATTGATTCTATTGTAGCGTTGATGAACGCTTATACTGAAGCACAATATTATAAATCTCCTAAACAATCGTTATCAGAAAAAATTAAGAATGGAAGAGGTATTCAAATACTATGACAACATTTAATACAATTAAATCAATAGTTCAATTGATATGGTTTCAGACGGTTAGCATAGTAAATATGTTAATCGTTTTTTTATTGATTGATTTTAGGCACGTAACACTATTTTTACTAGGCTCACTACTGTTATTTGGAGCATTATCAACGTTTGGAATACAAATATTTATTTTAGGCAGTGGATTATATCTAATTTTACTAGCATTTCTAGTGAAAAATTAGTACTAGGTACTAATAGTAAGTAATAAAATAGAATATTTGTAAATATATAGTATAGAAAAGAGATGGATGACTGTCTCTTTTTTTGTCTTTTTTAGGCTTTCAATAATGAAGGAAGGAGGCAAACATGAGTTTTTTCAAGAGAAATATTACAGTTGAGCAACCATTTATTCCTGATTCGACAGAGCATGTAGTTAATATGCTTAATTTAGCATCTGTTAATGACTGGAATGACACATATTTTAGCGGATTAGATGTATTAACTAATGCTGATGTAATGAGTGCAGTTAATATGATTGCATCTGATGTAGCCGGACTTAGACTAACTAGTAAAGATATTGAAGCAGATAAAGACTTGCTTAAACTATTGAATGTAAGACCTAATGCGACTATGACAGCTTACAATTTAAAATTTGCTATTATATTGAATTTGATTATTTACGGTAACAGTTATGTAGAAATTGTTAGGAATGAAGCAGGTAGAGCGATTGAGCTTTACTTTATTCGGAATAGCGATGTAACAATCAAGAAGATGAGAGATAGCTTTAGAGTCAAAGAGATTATTTATGAAGTGAAAAGCTTAGATAGTAAATCAATCAAAAAAGTTAAATCAAACGACATGCTTCATTATAAGTTGATGAGTACCGATGGAATCGTAGGACAGTCATTATTAAAAGCATTACAGAATGAGTTAAGCGTCAGTAAGAATAGTAAACAATTTTTAGATTCATTTTTCAGACATGGTACACATTCTGGTGGCATGATTAAGACAGATGAAGATTTATCTCCTGAAGATGTGAAGATTCTTCAAGATCAGTTTCAACAAGTTAATGCTGGTATGAGTAATGCTAACAAAGTAATGATACTACCAAATGGCTTAGATTATGATGCTATTAAAGTTGATACAGAGCTTATCAAGATGATTAACAGCAACAATAGTTCTAAAGCAACAATTGCTTCAGTGCTAGGGATTCCACTGCACAAGATGGGATTATCTACTAGCAATATGGACTTAGCACAATTAAATCAAGATTATCTAATTAGTACATTAAAAGCTTATTTAGATATTATTCTGTCTGAATTATACAAACTGGATGAACAGATTGAAGTAGAGTTTGATTTTAATACAGATGATTATACCAATATTGATACTAAGCAGCTTCATGAGAATTTGAAGATTGAACGTGAACTAGGCTTCATTAATGTTGATGAAGGTAGAGCAAGACTTGGACTTAAACCACTTGGTAATGAAATTGGTACTCAATATATTACTAATCTAAATTATGTAGACAGTGAAATTGCTAATGAGTATCAGCTAAATAAAGCTACCTCTAAAGGTGGTGAAATGACTAATGAGTAAAGAAATTAGAACACTTGGTACAGGACTAGAAGTTAGAAAGCTAGAAGATGTAAATGAGATGATCGTTGAAGGCTATGCTTTAAGATTTAACACTTGGAGCGAGGATTTAGGACGATTTATTGAAACGATTACACCTGAAGCTTTGAAGAATACTGAATTAGATGATGTACGCTTACTTTTCAATCATGATTGGTCAAACGTATTAGGCAGACAATCAGCACAGACATTAGACCTAGAAGTAGATGAAGTAGGACTTAGATTTAAAGCTAAATTACCTAACACTACTTTAGGACGTGATGTATATGAGCAGATTAAAGCTAATAATATCAATCAATGTAGTTTTGAATTTACATTAGCTGAAAATGGCGAAGAGATGAGATATGACAGCAAGGATAGTATATACAAACGTACTATTAAAGCTATCAAACGTATCAGAGAAATCAGTATTGTTTCACTTCCAGCATATAAATCAAGTGATGTAAGTATTGCACTTAGAAGTTTAGAAGAGACAAAGCAGAAGAGACAACTAGATTTAGTTCAAGTAGAACTAGATTTATTAAATTTAAAGAATCATAAGTAATACTTTATTTAATAGTATTACAGAAAGGATTGAATTATGACGCAAGAAGAAATCAAACAAGCAATCGAAGCTAAACAAGCTGAATTAGAAGCTAAGACTGCTGAAGTTGAACAAGCTGTAGCAGATGAAAATGTAGAGTTATCTCAGTCTTTAATGAATGAAGCTAAAGCTATTCAAGCTGAGATTGATGAATTGAAAGCACAAATTGAAGTTGAAACTAAAAATGAATCTAATAACTTTGTTGCTAATGAAGAACGATCTGAAGTAGAAGCTGATTCAACAACAGTAGAAGCTACAGATGTTAAACCAGAAGATGAGGTTGTTGAAGAAGCGGCCGACAACAAAGATGTAATTATTGCAGATTTAGAAGCTCAAATTGAAGAGCTTAAAAATAAAAATACTCAAAATGAGAACGGAGAAAAAAGATCAATGACAAACTTAGTAGAAGAAGTAGTTTTAGATAATCAATCAGAAGTACGTGATGCGTTTACTCACTATATTCAAACAGGTGAAAAACGTGTTGGACTTACAACAGAATCAGGTGCAGTAGTTGTACCAACTGAAGTAGCTAAAGAAGTTGTAGATTATACAAATGATGTGACAGCACTTGCTAACTTAGTACAAGTTAAGAAAGTTTCAAATGGTCAAGGTGAAATTGCTTTCTTTGATGGGACAGCAGTACCAGCTCTACCAGCAGTTGCAGAATTAGAACAAAACCCAATGCTTGGTATTCAACCAATCAAAAAGAAACAATTTAAAGTTGAAACATATCGTGGTTACTTCCCAGTCTCTAAAGAAGCTATTGAAGATGGTATTGGTGCTATCGAATTAGTTAAGTCATTACTTAATGAATCAGTAGTAGCTACTCAAAATAAATTGATTCTTGATATTATGAACGCTAAGGAAGCAGTATCAGTAACAGATGCGGACGGACTTAAAAAGATTCTTAATGTCGATTTAGCTCCTAAATATCGTAAACATTTAGTAGTATCACAATCAGCTTACAACAATCTTGATACACTTAAAGATGGTAATGGTCGTTACTTACTTCAAGATTCAATTACAGCTCAGTCAGGTAAACAATTATTTGGTATGCAGGTAACCGTAGTAGAAGATGCAATCATCGGTGAGAATACTATGTATGTTGGAGATTTGGCAGCAGCAGTAGGTTTAGTAGATCGTTCACGCTATGAAGCTCAATGGACAAGCTACATGCAGTTTGCAGAATGTTTAATGGTAGCAGTACGCTTAGATGCGATTGAACTGAATCCTAAAGCAGCGGTAAAAGTTACATTTGCTCCAACTGTATAAAGTAATACTTTAGTATTAAATATAATTGAATAGGAGTTGGATAGTACATGGCTAAAGTTAAGATTAATGTACTTCAAAATTTCAATGGTAAAAAAGAGAACATGTTGTTTGAAAAAGATAAACAATATGATATGGATCAAGCTAGGGTCAATGAGATTCTAGCTTTTTCTAAATCTCTCATTGAAGTTATTGAAGACAATAAAGAAGATAAACCAGTACGTAAACCTAGAGCTAAAAAGGTAGTTAAAGAAACAGCTAAAGATGGTGAATAAGTATGAACTTAGACACTATCAAGAAGCACATGAAAGTTACATTTGATTTTGATGACGAGATTATTAATGAATATTTAAAGTGGGCTGAAGCTGAGATTAAAGACAGTGTATCAACTGATCCTAAGAGAGATGAATCATTCTTTTATGATAATTCTATTTATGATAGAGCAGTGGTACTCCTAGTGACTCATTTCTATGAGAATAGAAAAGCGATTACTGATAAACCTCAATTTAATCTTATTTATGGCGTTAAGAGTGCTGTATTAAAGCTTAGATTAGCATATCAAAGAGAGATGAATACTAATGAAGTTTGATTTAAATAGAATGAATCAGCTTATTCGTATAGTAGAAACAACTACTAAGAATGTCGGTGGACGTGCTACTAAAGAAGAGACAACACTTTATACGTTATATGCTTTTTTTGATACAGTTTGGGCGAAGGATTATCAGACAGCAGTATCTAATAATACTCAATATCAAATCAGAATTGTAACACGTCAAGTACCTACTGAAATTGATACGAACAAGTGTTCTATTATTCATGATGATAAGCAGTATAAGATTAAGCAGATTATGCCTGATTTTCAGGATTCAGCGTATATGACTATTATTGCTGAAAAGATTGGTTAATTATGGCTAATAGATCAGGTGTAGAAGTAAATGGTACTGATGAGATACTACAAAAGATTGAGCTACTAGGGTTAAATGTTAAAAAGGTTACAGCACAAGCATTAAAGAATGGTGCTGAAATAGTTGTTGAAGAATTGGAAAAACAATCACCTTATGATTCTGAAGGTAACATACACATGAAAGAGCATGTTGTAATGTCTAGTGTTAAAACAGATAAAGAGACAGATGCTAAGTATATTACAGTTGGATATCCAAAAGGGATTAAGCATAGGGTACACGTTGTTGAATTTGGAACAATTAATCAATCACCTCAGCATTTTATGAAAGATACAATTGAAATTACTAAAGATAAAGTTAAAGACGAGATAATGAAGACATTGAAAGGGGCACTGAAGTAAATGAGTGAAATCTTTACTAGAGATATATTAAATGAAGTTTATGAAGCATTAGTAAATGATGAACGGTTCAATGCTTTAGTACCAACTGAAAATGTTTGGACTACTTTCATTCCTGAAGGTGAAAGAAGTAAATCACCAGTAGTAAGAATCAATCAGATTGACTGGAGACCTTCAGAATATTCATCTGATAAGCAGATACAATATCAATGTGAATTCCAGATTGATGTATGGATGAAACAGGAAGATGGCAGTCCTTTTATTATTGGTCAAACGATACAACAGATAATGGCTGAGAACTTATTACAGCAAACTACACCAGCATTTGACTATGATCCTGATACAGAGATGTTAAGGGATGGTAGAAGATACGCTGGTTATATAAATTTTTAATTAAAACTAAAGGAGCAATTTATAATGGCAACTACAAATACAGTAAAATTACCAACAGGGGTACGTGCATTACGTTTAGCTAAAATTACAGCAGATAATCGTGATACTTTAACAGTTGGTACAGTAATTGATTCGGCACAAGATGCTTTGCAGAAATTCAGTATTCAACCTGAATCTAGCTCAGAGCGAGTATATGCTTCAAATAAAACAATCGCTACAATCAATTCTAAAAATGGTGGTAAGTGTTCAATTGAATTGGCTTATCTTCCGAAAGATTTAGAAAAAGAATTGCAAGGTGTAACGGTTGGTGAAGATGGTATTTTAGTTTTCACTGAAGAAGATCGTACTTATGACTTTGCAGTTTCAGCAGAAATTACTTATGAAGATGGCACATATGCTTTAGTCGGTTTAGGTAAAGTTAACTTCCAATTAGTAGATGAAGATGCTGACACTAAAGAAGATAAAGCTAAACCTCAGTCCATTAAACTTGAAGGTGAAATTCTTTCACGTATTAATGATAATTTCTACAAACTTAAATCTTATTCAGATGATGCTGGATTTGATAAAGCTAAGTTTGATACTAAATTATTTAAAGCAGCGACAGTTTAATAACACATGAAGAGTAGAGGGTTAGTAGCCTTTACTCTTTTTATTTTATATTATTCAACGATTATTCAGACACGTAACAACAAATATTATTCAGATAGGATTGAATTTAAAATGGCAAAAACAATTAAATTATATACAGACTTAGAGAACGGTAAAACTAAAGAATATAAAGCGAAGAAATTAAGCTCATTATATATCATGCAAGCTATGCGTCTAGGTGCTAAGTTAGAAAAAGCTGGTGAAGACTTTGATATTTCTATGATTGAAGATTTATTAGATTTAATTGTAGATGTATATAACGAACAGTTCACTAAAGATGAATTACTAGCTGGTATTGCTTCAGAAGATTTTATGACAGTATTAGAACAACAATTAGTTATGATCGCTTCTCCTGAAGTTGATAGTGCGGAAACTAAAGATTTTTTAGCGAAGAAGGAGAACTAAGTAATACTTCATTCTCCTTTGTTCAACAATATGAATATCTTCTTGAATTCTATGATTTCATGTTAAGCAGAGAAGACGGTAAACATTACAAAAAGAATGAGTTAGATGAGCTTAATATCTTTGAACTGATGGAGCATGAATACAGAATCATAGCTAGAAAAGAAAAAGAAGAGAAGCAAAAAGAATTGAATCAATTGGAGGGATGGTTTTAGTTAACCGTTTCTCCAATTTTTTTTGATTTTTCATATATAGAAGGAGATGAAATTTATTTATGGCAATAGGTTCAACACCTCTAGGTAGTATGGCAATAGAAGTTAACATTGATGATTCAAGACTGAGACCAACAGCAAACAATATGAAAGCCTTAATGAAATCTGTTAATGCTGAATTTGTAGCTAATATGTCAGCAGTTAAACGTACTGGATCAGAAATGGATATTCTAGCTACACGTACTGAAGGGTTAAACAAGAAGTTTGAAGTACAGAAAAAGACTGTACAAAGTTTAGAAGAAGCTTATGAGAAAGCACGTAAAGAAGCTGAGAAACAGGGTGCTAGTCAACAACAGATTAGAGCTGCTGAAGCTAAACGTACTGCACTGAATAGAGAAAAAGCTAGTTTAAATGATTTAGAAGGTGCTTTACAACAGGCACAAAAAGAACAGAATGAAATGATTGCTAATAATAAACGTTTAGAATCTTCATTCGGAAAATTAGACAGTCAGATTAAGAATACTGGAGATAAATTAAAAGGTATTGGTGGTAGCTTAACAGGTATTGGTCAGAACATGACTATGGCAGTATCTGCTCCAATATTAGGTTTAGGTGCTGCTTCAGTTAAAGCGGCTGGAGATGCTCAGGCTGCTAATGCACAGTTTAAAACAGTATTCGGTGATTTAGAAAGTCAAGCTGATAGTTCATTAAATAGTATTGCTGAACAGACAGGATTATTACCTAACAGTTTAAAAGGTGCTTATACACAAATTGCAGCTTTTGCTAAAACAAGTGGATCAGACACTAAACAAGCTTTAGATATTACAAGCAGAGCAACAATGGCAGCGGCTGATAGTGCAGCTTTCTATGATAAGTCTATAGAAGAAGTAACAGAATCACTTCAATCATATCTTAAAGGTAACTTTGAAAATGATGCAGCTTTAGGTATAAGTTCAACTGAAACAACACGTAATGCTAAAGCAAATGAATTGTATAAGAAATCATTTAATGATTTATCTGAATCACAGAAGCAATTAACATTATTGGCAATGGTTGAAGATGGTAATAAATTAGCTGGTGCATTAGGTCAAGCAGCTAGAGAATCAGATACCTTATCAACTCAGACCTCAAATGTCAAAACAGCATTTAAAGACTTTATGGCTGAAATTGGTAAACCTTTACTTCCTATTGCAGTTAATCTACTTAAATCTATGTCAGGTGTAGCTAAAGACTTGAGCAGTAGATTTAGTAATATGAGTGGATTTGGACAGAAATTAGTTCTAGGATTGGGAGCTTTAGTTGCAGTATTACCACCTATCTTAGTTGGTATTGGACTAATGGCAACAGGGTTAGGATCAATTATGGCTTTAGGCGCTCCTTTAAGTTTAACTGTATTAGGTGTAGTTGGTGGATTAGCATTATTAGCTACAGGATTAACACTAGCATATAAAAACAGTGAAACCTTCAGGAGTGTAGTGAATGGTGCGTTTAACGGTATAGCTAACACAGCAAAAAAAGTAATTGGCACTATTAAAGGTGTTTTTCAGCTATTTAAAGGTAACGGTACTCAAGGTGTTATTACATTAAGTAAATTTTTACCATCTAGTTTAGTAGTTGGAATCACTAAAACAGTTGATACTATTAAATCTACTTTTAAATCAATGGCTACAGCAGTTATTAAAGTTTTTAAGGATATTGGAAAATATTTAACTACTTTCTGGAATGAAAATGGAAAAATGATTGTTCAAGCCTTAAAAAATGTGATGAAAATAGTAAGTCCAATATTAAAAGTATTGGGTGCAATTTTTAAGGGTGGCTTTGGTGCTATTAAAATTATTGTATCTGAAGTATTTAAATCAGTAGTTGGTGTGATCAAAGGTGCAATAAAGATTATCACTGGTATTATGAAAGTCTTTGCTGGTTTATTTACTGGCAACTGGAAGAAGATGTTTAGTGGTATTTGGGACATTACTAAAGGTTTAATTCAAGTTATCTGGAATGGAATTAACTTGACTTTCTTTGGAAAAGCAATCAAAGGTGGATTAGCCTTTGCTAAGTCGTTTACTAAAATTTTTCCTGCTTTATGGAAGGGAATAACTGAAGTATTTTCTAAAAGTATAAAGGCTATTATAAAATTTGTATCTGAAAAATGGACTTCTTTAAATACAAACACATCTAAAACACTTAGTTCTTTATTAAAGCAAATTGGTGAAATTTTAAAGAAAGTATCTAAAGTATTCACCGATATTTTTAAGGCTGTATATAAAAAAGTTAAAGATACATTTGACGATATTCTGGAATCTGCTCCAAAATTACTTGAAAAAGCTAGAGCAGCAGTTGCTAAGATATTGTCTAACTTATATAAAAATTTCAAATCAATCATGAAGGACACCTACGACAAAATAAAAGATACTTTTTCTGATATTTTAAAATATGCTCCTGAATCATTTGAGAAAGCTAGAGTGGCAATAGCAAAAGTTTTATCTAACTTGTACAAAGGCTTTAAAACAGTTATGAAAGATACATACGATAAAGTCAAAGACACATTTTCTGACATGTTAGATTATGCTCCTAAAACAATTGGGAAAACTAAAGATGGTGTCATAAAAGGTTTAGAAAAAATGCGTGATGGTTTATCTAGTCTAATGAAAGATATGCGTAAAAATATATCTGAGGGCTTTGATGATATGGTCGACGGAGCAAAAGCTTTACCTAAGCGTTTAGGAGACGGTATTTCTAATGGTAAAGATAAAGCAGTTCAAGGTGTTAAAACTCTTGGTAATTCTTTAATTGGAAAACTTGGTGGTGTCGTAAATGGTACTATCGGTGGTATCAATACTGTTACAAGTAAATTAGGTATTGATAAGAAAATATCTGATTGGAAAATTCCTAAATTCAGTACTGGTACTAAAAATGGTGCATTAGCCCAGAATTCATTAATCACAGTCGGAGATAAAGGTAAAGGCAACTGGAAAGGTACTAGAGAGTTAGTTCAATTTCCTAACGGGAAGATGAGCTTATTCAACAAAGAAACTACATTCCATGCACCAAAAGGGACTAAAGTATTCAGTAACTATGAGACTGAACATATGATAGGCACAGCTTACAAGTTTAGTACAGGTACAGGTGTTGGTGGATTCTTTGGTAGCTTAGGTAAAAATATTATTAATGGCTTTGGCGATGTTATGGATTGGATTGCTAAACCGACTGAATTTGTTAATAAAATGATAAAAGGTGTTATAGATAAAACTGGATTTGGCAATCTAAAAGGATTTGGCTTAGATTTAGCTAAAGGTGGATTTGGACTTATTAAGAACGCTGTAATGGAATTTATTACAGGAGCTTTTAATGAATCAGGCACAGGTGATGGTGGTGTCTTGGATATTTCTAAGCTTTCCTATCACTATGGTAAAGATCCAGCTTATATTGCTGAAACAGGTCGCTCATCACATGAAGGTGTCGATTTTAGTTATGTATATGACAAAGTAGGTTCTACACATAGCGGTATTGCTCATGTACCACCTTTTATGGCTAACGGCTACGGTAAATGGATTAAGATTGTTCAAGGTGCTTTAAGTGTTATTTATGGTCACATGAGTAAAATCTTTGTAAAAGACGGACAAAAAGTTAAAGTTGGACAAGCACTTGGGATTACGGGTGATACTGGTTTTAGTACTGGTCCTCACTTACACTATGAAATGAGAAAAAACGGTCAACACTTTGATCCAGAGCCATTCCTTAGAAAACAAGCCACTACCGCTGGAGCAAGTGGGGGTAACTGGTCAGGTACTGTTATGAAAGCATTAGCTTTAGCAGGGTTACCTACTACAAGCGCTTATAAAAATGCTTGGTTAAGTCAGATTCAATCTGAATCAGGTGGTAATCCTAAAGCTGTACAACATGGATATGTCGATGTTAATACAGGTGGCAATGAAGCTAGAGGTTTGGTACAGGTCATTCCACCTACATTCAATGCGTTTAAATTAGCTGGTCACAATAATATTATGAATCCATTAGATAATTTAATAGCTGGTATGAGATATGCTAAATCACGTTACGGCTCAAGTCTATTGTCAGTTATTGGTAAGGGACATGGCTATAGAACAGGTGGCTTAGTGTTTGGTAAACAGTTAGCTTGGCTTGATGAAGATAATAAAGGTGAAGCAGTTATACCATTTGACCCAGCTAGAAGAGCAGATGCTATGAAGTTATTAGCTTATACAGCTATGAAAATTATGCCTAGAGAAAAAGGTGGTCAAGGTTATAGACCTAATTCTTTACCTAATGTAAATCTTGGAAAGAATAATAATGATTCAGAATTAATGAAAATGATGATGACAATGATTGAGAATCAAGATAAACAACTCAAACTTCAGCAACAACAAATTGAAGCGATTCAAGAAGATAGATATACAGTTGTTGAAGCTAATGGTCGAGCTATTGCTGAAGTGACTCATTCACATCATGAGAATATGAAGCAAAGAAAACAACAGTTTAAGCCTTCACTGGCTTAGACTGTTTTATTTATTGATGAGGTGATTACAGTTCATGAGAACTATTATTATAAATGAAAAAAAACTAGACCATTTGTATCTAGGTAAAGATTTTGATATTCCTTCTTTTCCGATTGATATTGAGAGTGTAGAAGTATCTGGAAGAGCTGGAGCAGTATTTACCAATAGGAAAATAAAAACCATTGATTTAGAAATACCAGTTGTCTATCAAAATGTTCATAACTTACCTTCAAAAGAAGTAAACGATTTAATGATTAACTTCTTTAATTATGATGATGAAATTTCAATACAGATTGAAGATGAGGATTGGTATTGGCTAGGTTATATCACTGGAGAATTTAAAGTATCTATTGATACACAACCTTTCTATAACTTTAATATCAAAATAACACTTCTTAATCCTTATAAATACAGCATTGAAGAGTATTCTAATATTGCTGTAAAGGATCAAGTAGCAATTAATAATACTGGTACAGTTGAACTATATCCGATTATTGAAGCAAAGGCTTTAAAAGATACTTCATATTTCATGGTAGCTAAAAATAATGATGACTACATTATGTTAGGAGAAGCTCCTACAGCAAATAAGAAATCTAAGAAGATTAATCCATCTGTATTAAGAGATGATTTAGAAACAACTACTGGTTGGTCGTATGTATCAAATCCTAGTATGTCGTTTGCTGATAATGAAACAGGTGGTATGTTAGGCGCTCACATACATTCTACTGGTTATGGTTTTGGTGTTGATCCTAATACTTATCCTAACTATATTGATAGATGGAATGGTGGAGCGGTTAAGAAGCCTTTTTCACGCAACATACAAAATTTTGAACATAAATGTATTGTTAAGGTAACTGATATTAATCAGACGGTTAACAAGTTTGGGACAGGTAAAGTATTTACTCATTTGTGGGATGAAGCTGGTAATCTTGTTGCTGCTATAGGTTTAGTTGATGCTAGTTACACTACTAATGATTTAACGGTTATCGCAAAATTATTTGATGAGACTGGTAGCCCTTATAAAGTATTTTCATTTAAGCAGAAATATGATGCTTATTTAGATGACTTTGTTCATATGTCAATTAAGCGTGAGGGGAATAAGTGGGAGTTTAGAACGAATACTATTAAATATGTAAAAACAATTACTAAAGCTGAAAAAGCAAGATACGGATTGACAAGAGAATTGATGAATAATAGACATGTTGAACATTATACAGATAAGTCACGTAAGTACATGAAGCCTATTAGAACAGCGAGTATCTACATCGCTCAATTCAATTGGGAAAATAAAAGCGCTATTGAGTTTAAACAATTTAGAGCTAATGCTTATTTCATATCAACAAATGAATTATTTCCTAAGACTGATACTGAAGTAGATGAGTTTATTGAAAAAGGCGATAAAATCATTATTGATAATTATAATCAAAAAATGATTATGAATAAAAAAGATGTTACTAAATATAAAGATTTTGGTTCAAACTATTTCAGTCTGGAAAAAGGACAGCACGAACTACTTATCTACCCGACCAAAGCATTTAATGTAACAGTAAGGTGGGAGATAGTAGATTATTAAAAGAAGGTGTAAGGACATTGACAAACAAAGGTATTCATATTTTAGACAATGAAACTGAAGATATTCTGCTTTATCTAACAAATACTTCCAGAGAGCGAATGGTATTAGATAATAATCATACTAGAAATGCTGAAGATCATTCAGAAACATTTGATTTTTCTATTCCATATAAATACACAAAACATCTAGCTAATCAGAATCGTGTATTGATTCCAGATGATATTAATAACAAGTATCGAGAATTTGTAATTAAGACGGTTGAGACAGATAACAATATTATATTTGTTCAATCAGATGCGGCTTGGCTAGATGATTTAAGCAGAAATGTTAAACCTTTAGCTCCTATGAATCGTCAAAATATTACAGTAGATGAAGCAATTGATATCGCATTGATAGATACAGGTTATCTTAAAGGTAATGTTGATTTTGATGGATTTATAGACTTAGTAACGACTGAATATAAAACAGCTTATGAAATTCTGCTTATGATTGAAGAATTAACCGATTTACATTTTGACTGTACAGTAAATACTCAAGGCAATTCTATTACTGGTCGTTATGTACATATGACAGAACGTAAAGACTTTGAGGGGAAAGAATTAGTTAGAGGTCATAATGTTACTGGTATCAAAAAGAAAGAAAATACTAGAGAACTGGTAACAGCATTAATTCTTACTTCTACTGATGAAAAAGGAAAGCCATTAGTTACTGAAATTACTGATGATAAAGCAAGAGATCGTTGGGGTAATAATGGTAAATTCTCTTGGTCAATTTATAATATAGAAGCTAAAGAATCAGACAAAATGACTACAGCTAAGATGAAGATTAAAGGTGCTAAAGCACTGAAAAATATGATTGATTCAACTGTAGAATATGAAGTTACTGCTGTAGAAGTTAACAGACAACTAAAAGAACAGGTTAGATTTGGTGATAGAGTAAGAGTTAGAGATGTGATTTTTCAACCTCATTTTTACTTAGAAGCTACAGTAAAATCAGTTAGTAGAGATATATTTAGTGAAAGTTCTAAGCAATTTACATTAGGTTCAATTAAGCAATATTCTGAAGATCAGTTAAGAAGATACTTTAATTCACTAAAATCTGAATTAACGACTAAACTCAATGATAATATTAACAATCTTGATACTATTATTGCTAACATTTCTGAGACAGTAGCAGAAAATGATATTCATAAATCAGAAATTGCTCCTGAGTATTTAGATGGTGTAATTCCAGTTAATAAGCTCTGGCTTGATACTAGTACTCAACCTGCAATATTAAAACGTTGGAATGGAACACAATGGATTATTGATAGTCCTACAAAACCATCTGATATAGGAGCTGTTGCTAAAGAAAGTGCTATGATTGATAGCTTAGAAGCTGTGTATAAGAATATGGCTGGTCAACATCTAGCATTGAGTGCTGAAGTCACAATAATACTGCAAAATGAATTCTTAGTAGATCAAACAATTAAAGATAATCTTAATCAGAACTTAGCAGATGCAAGTTCTATTTTTATTGCTCTGGGTGAACTAATAATTGCTAAACAAGCTATTGAAAAACCTTCAATGACAGATGTTATTGAAGTTCAGACACTATTAGATAACTATGGTAAATCAGTAGAGCAACTAAGAATTGAATTAACTAATGCTAATACTGCTATAAATGAAAGAATCAATTTATTACAATCTCAATATACTGAAGAAAATGTCAAAAAAGTATTTCAAGAAGTAGCAGATATCACTGGACTCACTTATGATTCAATCAATAATACACTATCTGGAGATATCAATTTATCTGAAGCTAATGTTACTAAGGTGTACGATAAAGTAACTGCTGATATGGTTGGTCAGTATGTATCAAGTGCTACATATTCTACTGATAAAGACGGATTTGTTAATGATATCAGTGCAAATAAAACAGCTATTGAACAGACAAAGAAAGAAATTAACTTAGAAGTCAGTGAAAGTAAGATTAATACTCAGCTTAAAACCATGTCTGAAGCCATTAGTGTTATTAAATTAATTTCAAACGGAATTAATATTTCATCTAGCGAGAATGGATTAATATCAACAGTTGCTGTTAGTCCAAATGAATTATCACTAAAATCTAATCTTATCAATCTAAATGAAGGACAGATTGAAGTAACTAAAGGTGTCACTAAAATTAAGAACGCAGTCATAACTGATGCACATGTTAAAGACTTATCATTAAATAAACTTACTGGTGGAGAACTTAATGTAGGCGGCTATATAAATGACTATGCTACTGATTCTTCAGGAAACATAATTTATGAAACTACTACTGATGAAGACGGTTCTACAATTACTGTACCAGTCATTGATCCTAATAAGAAACAGTATTTAGGCTCAGGTGAGATTAATTTCAGAAATGATAACAATGAGATACTTTTTCAAATTTCTGCACAAAATAAGGGGGCAGATACATTCACAGTAACTGATTTAATAGTTGAGAATCCTATTCAGAATCCTTTTCTAGTCACCAGAAGTACTTCAAGTTTAACTTATTATGTTAGAGGTTCAGTATATGGCAACGATGATAATAGCGGATTAGCTGAATTAGATGCTTTTTCTTCATTACAAAAAGCTATAGATAGTATTCCAGATATTATCAATCATACAATTACTGTATTAGTATATGGTACTTATGATATAAATGAAGATATTGTATTAAGCTCAAAACTAGGAAACGGTGAAATTATATTTGAACTAAGGGGGTACGATAGTAATTTCAGAATCTCAATAGAACATTGTCAGTGTAGAGTGACCATACAAAACGGAACGATTAATACTTTGGATAATGATAAGCCGTATTTAGCTCAAAATAAATATTCACATTATGTTTCATTCGTTGGCTTGAATTTAAACGGTAACAATGGAACGGGACAATTAGGAATTCAAGGTTTAGGTGGCGGAAACACATATATTAACAATTGTGAAATTCAAAATGTACAAGATTGTGTATCAGCTACTAATCTTCATAATGTTTATATGTCAAATAATACTGGTGTCGCAAGTAGGTATGGAACTGTTTCATGGCGTGGCGCAACTATAAATGTTAATAACAATGCTCCTATCGGGAAAGTAGCTAACTATAATAAAGGCTATGCTGGAAATATTAATATTGTTGATGCAACTTATCCAACAGTTGTAACTAAAGCTCCGTCAACAGTAACAACTACTAAAAGTAGAATATTTAAGCCATTAAGTGCTAATCATTACAGATATTCAGGGATTAATACTTGGGCAAGATCAGGTGATTTTCACTATGGTTATCCAGTACAAGGAATGGGATATGGATCTCCTGCACAGACTGGTTGCTGGTTCTTTGGTGCGACAATGAGAGATACACTTAAAGGAAAAACAATTAAATCAGTTAAAGTTAAATTATCAAGACGTTCAAAAATAGGTAATAGTTCAAATGCTAAAGTCAACTTGCGTATGCATAAATATATTTCACAACCATCATCAAGTCCATCATTCTCAACAGCATATAAAGAAATTATCATGGACTGGGGAGAAACTAAAACCTATGATGTTACTTCTACTTTTAAAACATTGATTAATGATGGTACGTGGGCAGGCTTTGGTATAAAACCTACAGCACAAGATTTAGCACACTATGCTGAATTATCTGCTCTAAACATGGAGGTGTACGTAACTTATGTATAAACTGATATTCACAGATGAAAACAAGAATATTATTCATAGTGAATTATGTGATTCTATTAGATTAAGCAATCAATTAGCAGATATTGAAATCACTAACACTAAAGGTACTCAATCGTTTATTGGTGCAATTCCTGAGAACTATCATATTTTTAATAGTAATCTTGATGTAAAAGCAATAAATGATGAAACTCTAAAAGAATCATTAAATAAAGAACTTTTCAATATTGAAGAAATTAAAGAAAAAGATATTGAAATATTAGAATTAAAACAAAAAATAGAAACACTTGAAGGTGCAATCTTAGAGCTGATGGAAACAGTTCTTTGATTGTACTTTTATTATATTCCGATGAAGGGGACAAGAATTTATGGTTATATTAAAAAACAGAGATATTGCTGCTGATATTAAAGTCACTGGTGTAGATTTAGGAAACATTGGAGCTAAGTTTTACACTGAGGATGAGAATACAGCAAGTATCACGCTATATATTAAATATAATGGATTGGGATTTGACTTAACTCAATCTGCAATGAAACCTAAATTAGATTTATTTACTTTAGATGGTTCGATATTTCTTGATGAACCATTAGAAGTAGTAGATTCTACTTCAGGTATTATTAAATATACTATTCAACCAGATGTGATTAAACACGTTGGATCAGTTAACGCAAAACTTTTCTTAACGTCTGAGAACGAATCAGTTCATGTAGCCAATTTTCAATTTGATATTGGGGATAGTGGTATTGATAAAGCAATAGCAAAACAAATAGATGTAAACTTAATTGATAATGCTATCATGTCCATTATCGAAGCTAATCCAGATCGTTTCAGAGGTGAAGCTTTTACCTTTGAAGATTTTACATCTGAGCAATTAGAATCTCTTAAAGTTAAAGGTGATGAAGGCTCTTCCGCCTACGAAGTCTGGCTGCAACAGGGCAATACAGATAAGACAGTAAATGATTACTTGCTTTCGCTCAAAGGACTTGACGGTTCCAAAGTAACAATCGGCAGCGATGGATATTGGTATATTGACGGCATTAAGCAGACAACGATGGCAAAACCATCACAGGCTGAAATCGACAACATGAAACTTTATGTGCAGTCAAGAGGTCAAAACTTAGTTACAAATGGCACAGGATTACTCGGAGATAATACTAACTTTAGCGGTTTTACCTATAAACAGGATGAGGTTAAGGTAGGGCGTGGGAGTTTTTATACAGGGGATCTACGCAAAACTTACCAATCTGACGAGTTTATACCTGTTGATCCATCAAAATCTTATTTATTAAGTGCTTGGGTTAAATCAAAAAAAGCAATCAGTCAGCAATATTTCGGTCATGCCTGTTACGATATAGATCGTAATGCGATTTATCCTGAAAATCTTGAAAGCGGAAATTATCCAGTGGCTAAATTAACTAAGCCTTTAAAAGTTGGAGATACGATTATTTATCTGGATAATGTATCAGCGTGGGCGGATAGTAGTTGGACTCTGACCAACGATAAAAAAGGTGTCATCCTCTGGGGCTACAAAGACAGCAAGGGATACTTATTTGCTGACAGAACTTATTCACGCTACAACAAGATTGGCATACAAAGCGTGGATGTTACGAATAATACAATTACTCTATCATCTGCGTGGGATATTCCTTACAAAGACACACAAGACGGTGTATTTCCGATTGGACACTCTGCGAGTCGTACAAATAAGGGTGGTAACTATAATTACTCTGTCCTGTCTAAAGTAGTAGTCCCGGCAACATGGACAAATTACAGTGGCAAGGTTTTAGGTATAGGCGGTTCAGAAGCTACTAATGTATTTAGATATGGAACAACTTATATTAAACTATTGTTTATTTCAAATTATGATGTGGTTGATGAAGTCTGGTATAGTGGCATCGACTTCCGAGAATCGGTTGAAACCAATCCTGAATGGACTGATGCAATCCTTCAAAATGGTTATACAGGCTCGGTTAAGTATTATAAAGATCGTAATAGTTTGGTTACAGTTAAATTTGATTTGACTGTGGGTTTAGTGGCTGCTGGCACAGTTATTGCTTCGATACCTTCGAACTATCTTCCGACAGTCATTAGACCTGTACCATCGTATAATATCACCACAAATACACCCGATTTATTTATCAATATCACGACCACAGGGGTTGCAGTTGGTAAGACACTAACGCAAGGCAATAAAATACAAGGTCAAATTACTTACAGGGTGGGATAATTATGCAACAAATCTATCTATTTAATCAGGAAGGTATCTTTAACGGTGTAGATATTGTCGATAACTTAACAATATTAGATGCGGATGGTCGAGAGGTTTCAGTATTACCGACTAACGCAACACTCATCAAGCCGCCTGACGGTCTTTACAAGGCTCAATTTGATGGCGAAAAGTGGATTGAGACTATTACAGAGGAAGAACTTGCAGAACTGAATAAAATAACATCCTCGCCTACATTAAAAGAGAGAGTTGATGTGTTAGAAGGTGCTGTCGTTGAAATCATGGAAACGACTCTATAGCACCTTTTTATTATACGCAGAATTATTGAGGGGAGGTGAAGACATGATGGCGTTACTGATTGCTAACCGTATTATTGCCGGCAAGTATGAGTATTCTCGCACACCAGAAGTCCTTAAAGAGCAAGTCCGTGAAATTCTAATTGAAGCAGGACTTGAAGACCTTGCACAATAATTGATTGCCTCCTAATTGGAGGCTTTGAATATACTCAACCTCTCACATAAGTGAGGGGTTTTTATTATAAATAAAAACAAAGGAGCGTGAAAAATAAATTATGAATATTAATTGGAAAGTAAGATTACAAAGTAAAACATTCCTTGTATCTCTGTTTAGTTTAATTTTAATATTTGCTAATCAAATTGCTTCATTGTTTGGATATGATATATCTACTTATTCAGAACAGGCTAATAGTATCTTTAACACTGTTTTAAGTGTCCTAGTGCTAATGGGGATTGTTAATGACCCAACAGTTAAAGGGTTGAATGATTCAGAGTTATCTATGAACAAAACTGAACCAACTGATCCTAATATGGACTTAACTATTAAAGGTGAGCAAGAAGTAAATGATGACACTGAATTGGTTGCTGATAATACAGATACGTCAGGTGAATTTGATAGTTCAGTAAATCAATAAGTTATAAAGAGAGATAGTTAATAGATGTCTCTCTTATTTTTTTATTAAAAGAAGGATGTGAAAAATGGAAACAGCAATAGATTATCTATTAAGTAAAGGTTGGAAAATTTCATCTGACCCTCGTAACTACGACCACTACCCTAACACTTATGGACTAAGAAACTTTACTCAGAATGGTATTAATTATGATTCCTTTTGCGGTGGTTATCATAGAGCATTTGATTTTTACAACAATGATACGAATGATGTTCCTTCAGTGACTTCAGGTGTAGTCATTACTTCTGAAGATTATGGTAACTTTGGTGGAACAGTTGAAATCAGAGATGCTAAAGGAAATGATTGGATTTATGGTCATTTAGTACGTGGAACATTGAATTATCAAGTTGGAGATATTGTGCAACAAGGTGATATTGTCGGACAACAAGGTTCATCTAACTATTATGATAATCCAATGTCTGTCCATCTCCATCTCCAGTTAAGACCTAAAGGAACAGATTTAAACAATGAAGTCACTGAAGTATGTTCAGGTATTCCGATTGAGAAATATGATATTTCTGATCTTAAACAATTTAAGAAAGATGGTGATAAAGTGGGTAAAAAGATTTTATTGACTGCTGGGCATGGTGGAATAGATTGTGGTGCTGTGGGTAACGGGACAAACGAACGTGATTTCATTCGTGAACATATCGTGGATAGAATTGCTAATTATTTAATCAAAGCTGGTCATGATGTAACAGTATTTGACAAACGATACGATATGTTGACAGTGACTTTTGATGGCACTAATCAACATGGATTGTATTGGGCAAAGCAACAAAGGTTTGATGAAGTAATTGAATTCCATTTAGATGCTGCTGGTTTCAGTGCTTCTGGTGGACACACTATTGTATGGGGCGGATTCAAACCAGACGCAATTGATACTCGAATTCAAAATGCTTTAGCTAATACAGTTGGTGTAATCAGAGGAATCTCATTAAGAACAGATTTGGGTAACGCACGTATTGCTGCTAGTTTAGGTGTTTCATATCGTTTAGTTGAGTTAGGTTTTATTACCAGTACTAAAGATATGAATTATATCAGAAATAATATTGATAGTTTTACATTAAAATTAGCGGAAGCTATTCATGGTGATCACATTGGAAACATCAATACTAATGAAACTAAACCTGTCATCCGAAAAAAACCTGTATCTTCTCGCATTAAACAAATTATAAATAAAGTTGCTTCTACGTGGAAGGTTTCTAAAGGATTAAAATACAAACAAGAATCAGCAACTTTCACTTGTACTGTACCTGATGGGATTGTAACACGATATTCTAAACCCTCATTAAAAAGTCGTAAAGCTGGGGTATTGAAAAAAGGTCAGAAAATTAAATATGATATGGTCTATCTGAATGAAGGCTATGTTTGGATTAAATGGACAGCTAACAACGGTAGGAATGTATATATGCCAGTTCGCAAAGTAGATTCCAACGGTAATGAAGGAAAATTGTGGGGGATTATTAAGTAAAATAAATATGCGTATAAAAGTGGTGACTCTGAGTTGGAAACTATAAATACTAGGCTCGACAGAAATGAAGAAGACATAAAAAGGCTTGAGAGGTCTATTCAACAATTAGACACTAAGATAGAAAACACTGAAAAAGATATTATGAAAGAAGTAAAAGAGAATCAAAGAGATATAAAAGTATTGTTAAAAGAATCTGAGGATAATAATAAAGCGAAATCTGAAAAGTTATTTGATGGATTAAACAAGCTAACAGAGTCTCAGTATCAACAAACACTTATGCAAAAAGATATTCAAAATGAGGTTAAAACTGCTGTAAAAGATTTTGCTGAATTAAGTAAGGATTACAAAGAATCTGATAAAAAGAAAACAGCAGCTATCTGGAGTTTTGCAATTTCTCTAGTATTAATGATTCTGGGAACATTTTGGAGAATGGCAACTATTGGTGTAATACTTCCAATATTTTTTATATAATACATTTAAAAGGAGATGAAACTCATGCAAAAAGTGCAAATGATAGGTATGTTAGCATCATTTCTAAGTTGCTTGTTTTTTGGATATTGTAAATAACATTGGAAAATAAGGGTGTCTACTGAGGTAGATACTCTTTTTATTTTGTATAAAAGGAGAATTTTATCGTGACTAATCTGATACTATTCATCAAGGACAGAAACTGCACTTAGAATAACCATTCTGAATAATGGTAAATAATATAAAATCTACTACTAATGCTCTTATCTCATATACTTGAGGTAGGAGCATTTTTTTATGTCTTCATTTAAACGAATTATTATATGTTTGGCTCTATAAGCAAATATAATACTTTATGTTATACTCTTTATATTAAATAAAATATAAACAGGTGGTTTTATGAAAGAAGATTCAATTAAAGATCTTATACTCAACTATGAAAAAGAACGTTCATTATATAAGATAGAAGATTCTCATAAGAGACAAACTTTTCTAGTAGAAGAAGATAACATTAAACGTTTAGAAAGCTTACAAGCATATCTTGAGCTACAAAATGCTAGAAATAGTTCGTTATCAAATGATGATGACTCTTTAAGACGTAATCGTAAATTAGCGGTAGGTTTTAAAACTAAAGCTGTAAATATAGCCTTAAAACAATTTATGGATAATTGGGATAATGAAATTGGACTGACACCTGAGATAGAAGTAATACGCTATAAAGTGGCTAACATCAACAAAAATTATCGTGTCTATTTATTTGAGATGGATGGACAATACCATTTTGTTCAACATGATAACAGGGGTAATGAATTAGAACACATCACAGGTAGTGAAAGTAGTATAAGAGAAAAGTTTGAATCATACAGAGAGACTGAGATAAGAAGTGGTAGACCTAAAAATTGACTGGAGGGGATATTATGAAAAGAATATTAATATTTCTTATACCGATAATATTTACACTTGCAGCATGTGGAGATCAAAACAAGAAGGATTTAATTGGTGTCTGGAAGATTGAAAATAAAGAATATGAAGGTGCTAAAATAAAGTTTGATGATAAGTATAAAAATATCGTTTCTCCCAATGAAGAGTTTGATGATAATGAAAAAGAAGAATATAAGGTAATTGATTCAAAAGATAATAAAATAACTATCTTACAATCAGCTACTATTGATGGTGATACAAAGTATATTAAAGAAGTATATGAATTTAGTGAAGATAGAAATCATTTTAGAAGAACGTTAACGTTTCCAGTTGATAAAAATGGTAACGAAGTAGAAAATTCAGACGTTCATGACACTGGTAAATGGAAAAGGGCTAAAGATGAGATTTAAAAAAGCTACTACTCTTTTAGTTGAGCGGTAGCTTTTCTTCTATTATAGTTTCATTTCACGTTTCCAATTCTGAAATTGGTATTCATTCAAGTGCTGTTCTAACTTTTCAATCTGCTCATCTTTTCCAGCTAACTCAATTCTTAATTCTTCAATCTCCATTTTCTTTTCATCTAACTCACTAGCATATTCAACATAACAATTTAACTCTTGATTCATATTCATAGCAGCCAGTACCAGTTCTTCTTGACTCATCTTCTTAAAGTTCATTTGTTAATCTCCTTAAATGTTTTATTTGATATCTAAACTATAATAAATAATCTAATATAAGTCAACAAAAATAATACTTTTTTATTTAATTATTTAATACTTTTGATATGATGGTATTAGTCGTACAATATAATCAACATATTAAATGGAGCGTGATAAATTTATGGCAACAAGGAAAAGAATGGTTTGGACAAAAGACGAAGAAAATTTATTACTAGAGCTGAAATCAGGACAACGCATCAAGTATGAAGATATACTTCACCATTTCCCTAATCGTACTAAAGGACAGGTTAAATCTAAATATGATTCATTGATGCGTGCAAAAAAGAATAAAAAACATAATTATGACACTACACCACGTAAACGATGGACTCAGAAAGAAATAGATATCCTTAAAAACAATGCTAAGGCTGATTGGGAAGTATTATTAAAGCTGTTACCAGACAGAAGCCATTTAGCTATTCATCGTAAAATAAATGAACTCAAAATGTATCGCAATGATTTTGAAGTTACACCTGCTATGGAAAAATATATTTACGATAATTATCTATTAAAAACTAATCAAGAAATAGGTAAAGAAATTGGCTTGAGTCCTTCTACTGTATATAACATAGGTAGAAGATTGGAACTGACACCTCAGAATGAACGTTGGAATCTTCATACTATTGAAACTGATCCACAAGAGCTGAGTTTTACTTGTAAGCTAACACTCGAATACAGTAAAAATACGAAAGGAAGAAAACTCTATGGAAAAGAATAATTTCAACTATGAAGATTACTATGCTATAGAAGAAGAGAAGAAGATTAAGAATGTTGCCATATATGCACGTAAATCAAGAGCTAATGAAGGTGAAAAAGATTTAAATAATCATCTAATCAGACTGAAAGCTAGATGTGATCTTAATGAATGGAAATATAAAGTATATAAAGAAATAGGTTCTGGAAGTACTTTGAGAGATAGACCTCAGATGATAAAGCTATTAGAAGACTGTCAAGAAGGTGTCTATGATGCAGTAGTTGTAGTTGATATAGATAGATTAAGTAGGGGTAAAGGCGCAGATTTAGATAGGATATTAGGTATTTTAAAGAATCACAATATTAAGATTGTACAGGAATCACCTTATGACGTTTATGATTTAAACAATTCTAACCATGCTCAGATGCTAGAAATGAAAATGTTCTTTGGTAATATGGAACTCATGCAAATCAAAAAGAGACACAGAGAAGGTAAGCGTTTGGCTCAATTCATGGGTAAATGGGTAAATGGTAATCCTCCTTATGGTTACAGTATTGATAGAAAGACTAAATTTCTTATTATTAATGAAGATGAAGCTAAGGTGATTAGACAACTTAAAGACTTATTTTTAGAACATCGTAATACAGTTAAAGTAGCTGAGGTTGCAAATAAAACAGGACTTAGGACTAGAAAAGGAAATCTATTTGATCGTGAACGAGTAAGTAAGATTTTACAGAATGAAACAATAGCAGGTACTTATGTGTACAATAAATATAAAGGTAACTACAAAAACAAAGATAATGAATCATACTCTGTGACTAAATTTGAATATGTAGATAAATCAGAATGGAAACGTAAATTAGATAATCATCCAGCTATTATTACAATGGAAGAATTTAATCTAATTAAACAGCATTTTGTACAGAAATCAGCTAGTCGTAATCCTATTAAGCATGTACATGCTTTAACAGGTTTATGTATTACACCGACTGGTGAAAAGTATTATCTGAAGAAGTCTCAGAAACATGTTAAACGTCCTGATAGGCTAGTTGTTGATAAAAAAGACATGATAAATAGTATTCATTATTTACCAGTTGATGTTGAAATAGTAGAAGAATGTTTATATGAATTCTTTAAGATGATGAAAAATAAACTGGAAAACTTAAAGAATTATCAAAAATCAAAGAATGAACAAGTAAAGTTGCAGCAAGATAAATTATATAGATTACAACAAGAAGAAAAACGGATTGAGAAACTGATGAATAAAATTGACGAAGGATTTATATTTGAGATATATACAGCAGCTCAAGCTAAGAAGCTTAAAGAAGAGCATACATCTGAATTAGCGGTTGTGAAAGCTGAAATCAATCAAATTAACAACACAATCTTTCAAATAGAAAATGAAGATGACGAAGATTATTTAGATAATGTTAACTTTTTTCTGAAAGATATTAAGAAGAATACAATGCCAAATGAGCTTAATGAATTTTATAGTAATGTGTTTAAACATATAGTAGTTAGTCGTACTAACGCAGTTGATCTAGAAATTAAATTTGTCTATAAAGATTATGGAGCAGCTAAATATTTTAGTCAGTAAAAGTCTCATCACGCTTGACCAGGCACTCGATCAGAACCGGAATGTTTACTGCATTCCCGGTCCGGTCACCAGTCTCTATTCTGAAGGCAGCAATCTGAAAATATTTGAAGGTGCCAAGATGTGTCTTTCTGCTCAGGATATTCTGGAAGATTTCAGCATTCAGAAAATTAAATAA